ACCACCGGGACGGCTCACGAACACCATCTGCGGCTTGCTGCTGGAGTTGTTGTAGAAGAAGCCACGGCTGCTGCTAGTCGTGTTCGGAGTCTTGCGACTCGACACGCGCACCGTGTCATCAACCACGATACCACCAAGACCGTAAAGGTCTTGCGGCAGACCGTACAGCGAGAACGCAGTCGAACCACGCAGGTACTCAAGCGCAGCCGGGTAGTTCTTCACATAGTCGGTCACATCGGAGGTCGCTGCGAGCAGGCGAGCCGTCGAGGGGTTGATGACCATGAGAATGTCCTTCGGACGCACCACGCCAACGGTGTTCTGAATGATCTTCTCGCAAGCGAGACGAATGATCTTCTGAACAGCACCACCGTTGGTGTAGCCACTAGCACCCAGCGCAGTAGCGTTGCTGAAGTAGTTCAGGTTATTCGTCCAGTTGCTTGAGTTGGTCAGAGCAGAAGCAGCACGGTACGAACGCAGGGTCATCATGCGCTGCGCGTGAATGCGAGCGTGCGAAGCCACGATGTCCCACTGCGCCTGCTTGATGTTCTCGGTCGGAATGCCGAACGAGGTCTGATATCGCTGCGTGGCGTACGAGACGAACTCAAAGTCGCTCTGCACGCCAGTCGGACGATCCTCACCGAGAGGCCACTGGAAGTCCTGCGTGTTCACAACGCGAGCAGTCTCTTCCTCATCAATCTTCAGGTAGTAACCCTTGGACTGCGTGACAGGAACGATCTGCGCGTACTGCGTGATCGCAAACGAGTTGGGACTGCGCGTGAATTCAATCTGAATCGCGCCAGTCGCCGCCGAGAAGGTGGGAACGAAGATATTCGATCCACCGCCAATTCCGTATTCAGCCATTTGTCATTGCCCTTTCTGTTTGAGCGGTTGGATCAATACTTGATGAAGCCACCGATGCGCATCGCCTGAATGATTTCACCTGCTGCGCCGCTCTGAAGAGCGACATAGCCGTGATATCGGGTCGCGCCAGCCGTGGTGGTTGCACCTTCGCACTTGCCGTTTCCATCAGACTCCAGCAGATCGCCGTGCGTAACCGCAGTGCCAACTTCGATGAGCACCACCGCACCACCCTGAAGGGTGATTGGCAGGCCAGTCGTGGCATGGTTAGCCGAATCGAACTGCAGAGTGCTGGCATCAGAAACGCCAAGAATTGTGGTGGTGTCTTCCGCAGCCTGCAGGCCACGGTTGTCGTTCTCCACATTGGCCACCTTGCTGACCTTCACGAAACGGTAAGGTGCAATCGTGCCGCCCGCGATGAGTGCCGGAGTATCAGAGAAAGATCCCATTGTCTTTTGTCCTTTCGATTAGGCCTTCTGGCCCGTGTACTTTGCGAACAGTTGACGATACTTGCCCGAATCGTTGCCAGCCTCGCGCATGGCACGCTCATAGGCCTCACGCTCACTCATGCCGTCGCCATCGTCAGTCATGGTGAACTGCGCGATAGTGGGCACGCCGATGGGGTCGCGGCTCATGGTTGCCTTCCAGAACGACATCTTGGCAACGGGGTTCTTGGCATCAGCCAGTTCCTCGACCATCGAATTGCGGAACTTGCCGCAGCGATAGCCCTCGCGAATCATGCCATCGACCTCGCGAGCGAAACGCTCAAGACGAAGTTGACGCTCGTAGCGAGCATTCTGCGCCTCCAGTTCACGAACGCGAGCAAACAGTTCCTTGTTCATCTTGCTTCCCTTCGAATAGGCAGACTTGAACGGCTTCTTGCCACCCGCAGCGGCCTCGGCCTCCATCTCATCCTCGTCCTCTTCCTCAAACATCTCGTCGTCATCAGCGGCCATTTCTTCCTCGCCCTGATGCGAACCGATGTCCACATGAACAGCGTCGGACTCCATCAGGTCCTCAAGGCCCGAACCCTCGGCCTCCATGGTCATTTCAGGGCCAGCCATTTCATCGGTGTCATCGGCAGCGGCGCAAAGAGCCTCGTTCTGCTCCTTCTCGTCCTCTGCTTCCATCTGCTTCTTCATCTTTCGTGCCATTGGATTCCTCTGTGTTCCTGCGGTCGGGACGAAGGTGTTTGAGCCGCCACCCACGCCAGTTTCCGCGTTCCGAACCTTGTTGTCAAGACTTACACGCAACGATCCCATCGGTCGCTCAAATACTACCTTGTTTCCGTTCTTCCCAAACTTGGTATCGGGAAGTGGCCGTCGGGGAGTGTCGCGTCCAAGCAACGCGACTTCCGAGAGGTGATCGTCCTTCCAAATCTCTGCTGACCGTCGAGGGAAAGCATTGTTCCCAAGCAACTTATCGAACAGCGGCTGCGACATCTCCACATCGCCGACGATGTAGCCGACACCGTTGCGGTCTTCGTACCGCACGGTCGTAATGTCGCCAACGGCAGCGGGAACGGCTTCCTTGCCTTCCTTCTCATGCTCAATCACCAACTTGGGCCTAGACCCACGGGCGATGAACTGGTTGGTTCGCTTGGCGATTGAAGCCACCTTGCGGTTGTCGTACTGCTGCATGGTTTCGTCCTCGTCGGAATCAATCGACGGGTCGAAGCCCATGAACAGTTCAAGGTTGCGAATGCAAACCTTGCCTTCGGCTGTCTTCTCAACTGTGTGGGATGCTGGCATGGTTACTTCGACCGCCGTTCCTTGTCTGCCGCATTCTGAAGTTCTTCGTAGAGCGTTACAAGTCCACCGTTGCCGGAATACATAGCACCGATGCCTTTGCAAATCGAAGCCGAAGTAGCCCACAAACCCTGTTTCGCCGCTTCTCGGAGTCTTGCCTGACTGTTGTCGATCGTGGCATTTACCTTGCGAATCGCGTTATTGATCTCCGGTTGCCACGCAAACTTCGCCTTTGTGCCCGGGCGGGAGAAATCCATTTTCGCGTCTCGCATGATCGAATACATCTTGTCGCGCGTGCTGTCCAATTCATCCATGTTCTCCGTCTTCGCAATGATTGATCGGAGATTACGAACGGAAGCGAGAGCCTTCTTTAGCGTCTCAATCTTCTCTGCGCAATCCATGTCGAATTTGCGTGCGACCTCTAGGACATAATTTCGCTCGCGCGCAGCACCCGGAGTCCACGCAAACTTTGCCTTTGCGCCGGGACGGGAGAAATACTGTCTCTCAATGTCCATCGCATTGCGATACACCTGCCCGATTTCGCTGCTGCTGTTGCTCTTTTCTACAAACTTGATCGAATCCGAAACGATCGCGATGTCATCACGATCCGCCTTGACTTGCTTCAGCATGACAAGAAGGTCTTTCAGTTCTGCGAGAATCTTGTTCTTTGGTGACTCAAACTTCGCCTTCGTGCCGGGGCGGGAGAACTTGTTTTGAATCCACATTGAAGCGGTTGCATTCGCGTCATCTTTGTTGTCGGTGAAAAAATCCGCCTTTGAGTGATAAGTTCCGTTCGTGTAAAACTTCACTACATACTCGTTGTATTCAGTATCGCGATAAACCTTCGCGACGCGTCCGGACTTGTCGTCTTTGAGAGTATTGATCAAACGGGCGGCGAACTCATCCTTATCGCCGGGGCGGGCGTGTTTCCGCTTGTTCGGATGGCCCGCCGCATTCTGCTTCTCAAGCCACTTCTCCGCTTCGCCGCGAGTGTTGAATCGCTTGGTGAAAACACGCTCGCCGATATATGCGTGATAGGCACTGTAGGTGTACAAACCCTGACCCTTGGCCTCGCGGTCAATGCCCCATTCGGCATCGCGAGATTCCTTGTGAAGTGGTCGATGCTTGCTTTCTTCAGTTTCTTCGACACGAACTCCGCGATGTCCGGGTCTTCAAACGACACGATCAGCAGATCGTCGTGATCGCACAGCGCACGCCACCCGCCATTCGGCAGGATGTTCTTGTCCAGCAGATTGCCAAGTATGCGACTGCGGCCAGCCTTCTGAACTGACTCGCCGCCGAAGTAGAACTTGTCCTCTGCCTTTCGGCTCATCTCAATGGCCAGCCTTCTTGAGTTCGTTGATTTCGGCCTGCGCAGCCTTGGCTTCTTCAATCAGCATAGTGTCTCGCTTGCCCTGACCGTAGGCAAGTGCCTGCGACACCACGATCTGCATCTGCTTGATGTTGCTCGGAGTCACACCGACAGCCATCTTGCGCAGGAAGTCAGCCGACCGATCATCAGCGGCGTGGGTGTCTTTGCTCATCGGCACGCAGTTCGGGACGGTGCGACCGTCCTTCTGCTTCGTGCCGACAGGCTCGTAGCCATCCCAGCACGCATCCTCAAGACCGAATCGCTCTGGCTGGCCGGGGCGGGAAAAGCGGACATTGGCTTCTCGCATAAGATCCGCGAGAACTTTCTTCAGTTTCGCGTCCGTGTGCATGTCGATTGAATTGGATGCTTTGCGAAGAAACGGGATTGCCTTGCTTGGGAATCCATCGTCAATCAAAGATTCCGCTTCAAGAAGAAGGTTTTCAAT